ATAAGGAGAAGTGGTTTGAGTTGGTAAAAGTTTATGCAAAAAAAATAGAAAGGAAAAAATAAAATGGAAAATTTAAAATTAAAAAAAGAAACAATTAATATTCCAACAGAAATTCAACACTATGGTTGGTTCTGTAAAGATAAAGATTTTGGAGAAAAATATAAACCTTACAAAGATTGGATTGAACAAAAAAATCATATTGTATGGGAAGAATATTATTCTGGAATGTTAGATAATGACACTTCAATTATGCAAAAATTTTGTGACGTTTATAATATAAATGTTGATTGTCATTATGACGATAAAACTGACGGAATTTATTTAATAAAAAAATAAATGCACAAACGATTAAGTAAAAAAGAATTAAGAGCATTACAAGAACAAATGCTTTTAAATATTTTGAGTGTAAAAAAAGTTATCTACACTCATTATAAAAACAAACAACTAAAACAAAGAGGTAAAAATGAGAATGAGAAAATACGAGGCTTGGTTACAAACGGCTAAGAGTGGAGAGTCAATAATATATCATGAAGGTTATCTAGCTAAAGATAGATTTTATGATTATGAAACAAGAGACATTGCAAGTATGTTTTATAGACATGCAGAAAATTTAATGGTCGTATTGTTTCAAAAAAGATTGAGACATGGGAACGTAAATCACGATCCTAAATTTCAATACATTGCTAAAAAAATATAACAGAAAGGATAAGCGATGATTAAAAAAAAGAAGCTAGTAAAAAAGAAAAGAAAAAAAGAAACTGAGTTCCAAAAAGGAATGAAGAAACATTTAAGAGAAAGATTTTCTGGTCTTAAATTTAAAAATCATGGAGACGGAATAACAGAAATTTCTTTTAATTAATTACTCCTTATTATCAGAGGGTATATCAACTATATCCTCTGATACATCAATCAAATCATTAGAGTTATCTTCCCAGGAAATAGACATCTTCGTATCAATATCCTGTTTAATAGTTTTATTATCAGAGTATAGATCTGTAATTTTTCCTGCAACCCATTGAACAAACTTAGCTTTCTCTCGAATCCAGAGGATCTCATTGGGAGATTCTATTTCTTGATAACTAAATACTTGTAATAATTTATCGATTAAAGTTTGGATACCTAATTTTCTAGCCTCAAGTATTCTTTTCTCTAGTTCTGGATTTCTTTTTAAGTAATGATAAAACTTCATCAAACTGAATGGATACTGCTTGTCGTTTATTATTTCTGAAAGCGTCATTCCGTCTATTAGCTTTTCTTCTATGATAGATAGACTTTTCTCTGTTATCAATTCTTGGTTTTGTTTTGGAGTAATAGTATTCTTTGATTTGTTCATGTGTATAATCCTTAAACTGAAAGAGGCAGCTCAACTGTTTTATTCTACTCTCATCAGTATATTTAGCTTTGTTAAACTTATCATAATTTTGGTAACCATGATATTTACATCTGAAAGTTTTCCCATCTGATAATGGGTAACCCTTCATTCGACAAGGTATCTTCAATCCCTTTCTTAATCCAGCTCGTGTATTCCCTTGACAAAATACTTTACGTTGCGGTCTACCTACCATTATTTATTTTCCCATGGTTTAATACCATTTCTGATATTATATTCTTTCTTTTGTTTGTATCTAAAGTTTTTTTCTTTGGACAATCCCTTTAAAGCACCTAGTATTTTATCTGCGTTTACATATGTAGCTTTACTTTCTCTTTCAATATCCTTCTTTCTTTCAATTGCTTGTTTACAGAGGTAAACATTAACCTTCTCTTCTTGTAATTCGGTGATAGGGAGTTTAGCTAGTTCATCTAATATTCTCTCCCTATCCCCTGCATGACTCTTAATAATTTTACCTATATTATTAATGTATAATGTTTCTTCTAATGTAGTCGTAAAACGGCTATCTTGAGTAGGTTTAACGGCTATCTGGGATTGTTCATAAAGTTTTTCTGCCTTCAAAAATACCTCATTTACAATATAAGTTTTACCAGATCGACCTCTAATAGACTTAACAATATTCAATTTATTTAAAGTTTCCAGGCAAGATTTAATTGTAGTTCTACATAAACCTGTATCTTTATGAATTGTTTCGTGCCTCAATTGTGCCTTATATCCATTTTTCTTCCAGGCATATTTCATTACAGATAAGAATACATTGAGACAGTGAGATTTTCTCTCACCTTCAATCAAATCCAAATGATGATATAGTTTGTAGGTTATATGTAAAAATCCTCTACTTGTATTCATAGGTTTTCCTTTCTTTTTTTAGATTTACATTTTGATTTATGGTGGTCGTGCAAGGATCTCAAGATTTTAACCCATTGGTCCTCACTTAAACGTTTAAATTCTGTCTGAGAGCTGCGTATACGCTTGACTCTGAAGGTTAGGCTACTTGGTGTCAGTTCTTTATAGAAAACCAAAAAACAGGGTATGTTTAGGCGTTCTGCGATGATCTTTGAAAGGGTTGTAGCCTTGTATTTCTGGTCTTTATCATAACAAGTCTCGATTATAGCAAGAGGCTCATAACAATAAGCGCAGCACTCCACAGAGTCTACATCTATGTAGCTTATTCCATCATATTTTCTGTGCCAATCAGAATATAAACCATTACTGAAGGCATATACATTTCTAGCCATTACTTTTTAATATCTTTATCTCGTTTTCTTTCTGTTCAATTTCTTTCTCAAGCGCAAGTATTATGTTCTCTTGTTTTTTAATAAATCTTTTTGCTCTTTCTAGTTCTTTCTTACAATCAATCTCATCAAATATTCCAGAATATGTCATTTTAAATACTCAATCTTTTTAACTACGCAACGTGGATAAGCAGTGACGTTTCCAATTGATAGTTTACTTCCATCAAAGCTAAAAGAACTAAAGATCTTAATTACTTTAGAATCTCTATAATATAGATAACCAATATCCTCACACCAGCTGAACGTAAAATCATCTACGTCAGATAAATCATCATACCAAATCGATGAGCTGCAAATATCCTGCCAAATTACCTTAACTCGTTTATATTTTAATTTATTTTTAACCATTTTCCTTCCGTTATATAGGTTAAATAAGCATTGACAATAGCCAAAAACATCAATATTACCTTACAAAAAATGGATAGAAAAAAAATAAAAAAAGCATTTTCGATTTTCAATGGTGGCGAAGGTTTAGATCATTGGTCCTACTCATCGACCAGTACACCTTTCGCAAAAAATATAATCTCATACTCATTCCCTCAAGAAGTTAGAAGGAAGTTTCCATTTAGATACAAAGCAAACTTTGGCAACCTAGTTAATAATGTGGTCCAAAGATTGTTAGCAGATGTTTTATATAAAACTAAAACAATAAAAGAAACAGAATGGGAGAGAGATATAAAAGTTTGTTTCGATAATGAATTAAAAATTATAAATCAAAATCCACCTGTAGATGAAAAAGATAAATACGGCAGGGAAGCAATGATTAGATTTGCGATGGATTGTATTCCAATTACAAAACAAGTTGTAAAAGAAATTGTTCGTAAAGAAAAATTAGTTTGTGAAAGATATGTTGAACTAAAAGAATTTGATATGATTAAACATATACTTGGTCGTATCGATTATGAAACTAAAACAAAATTTATAGAATTAAAAACTAAACCACCTAATTTAAAAAAGATTAAAGGTAAAGAAGAGTGGAACATGGTAACCCAGGAGCTGCCAACTGAACCCACAATTGAAAACCTAACACAGACTTCATTCTACTACATGGCAACAAAAAAGAAACCATACTTAGTTTATGTAAATGATAAAGAGTATGTCATCTTTGATCAAAGTCATGAGTTAATGAAGGATGATCATTTGAAACATCTTTATTACAAAATGATAGATAAGATTTTGTTATGGGAAAAAATGATTATGTTCTGTGAAGGTGACATAGAAGAGTTAGCTGCTATGATAGAACCACCAGACATGAATCATTTCTTTTATTATAAAGATTTAGCAGATGAGCAAAAACAACTAATCAATAAACTATGGGGTATAAAAACATGAAAAACCAAAACATGAAGATCTGGGATTTTTTAAGTAAAACAAATCCAGAGTTCACTAAACCTTTTTCAAAGTTTGGTGGCAAAACATTAACAACGATAGATCCACATTATCAAATACAAATGATGACCAATGCGTTTGGTCCAGTAGGTAAGGGGTGGTCTTACCAAGTTGAATACAAATACTTAGACAAGTTAGTCTTTGCGGAAGTTTCAATTCAATATTTCTTAGACAACAAATGGTATGCATTTGGTCCAGTATCCTCTGTACAAAGTCTAGCAAAAAAGAATGGTGGTTTAGATGATGAAGCACCTAAGAAAGCTATGACGGATGCAATGACAAAAGCATTTAGTCACCTAGGTATGAGTGCGGATGTGTTCTTAGGAATGTTTGAAAACAATAAGTACGTTGAAGATTTGAAAAAAGAATTTTCACAAAAACAAAATTCTGTGGTGCAAACTACAGAACCTGCATACATGGATGACACTGTGGATGTAGATGAGATAAAGAATGAGATCTCTGCTGCTAAAACTGAAAAACAATTTTATGCAGTAAAGAATAAATTGAGACTCAAAGTTAATTATCTCAAAAACAATAACTTCAAAGCATACGAACAGATAAGGGATTATACTCGTAAGCATGAAGCAACACTAACCAATAATCAACAATAGTTGATATAACTAAGGAGACAATATGTCTGAACAATCAGAAAAAATATACATTAACCTAGTCAAGAACAAAGATTGGAAGTCACCAACAGATAAACTTCCTGTCTATGTTGGTCCAAAAAATATGAAGCATCCAGATAAGAACTGGACCATTGGAGTCAACATAAATGGTAAATGGTATAACCAAGCTGCCTTTCCTGCAAAGGATCAAGACGGCAATGTCAAAGAAGGAGAGATGACAGTTATTCTTACACCAAGCGGAGCAAGTAAAAATACTATTGCAAATGCTTCTAGCGGTGGTAATAACGAATATACCTTTTAACTTAGGCTAGAAGGTATCTAGC